GGGCTGGGGGCTGGGGGCTGGGGGCTTGGTGCTACTCAGCTTCTTCCTGTTGCCTGAGGGCTTCCTGTTCTGCCTTCTCAGCTGCTTCTTCCTGATGCCTGAGTGCCGTGTGCTCATCCATGGTGTAGATGGTGAGCTGGTCCTCGATCTCGAACGTCCGGTTTGAGCTGCTTTGCTCCACCCATCTGGTACCGTTCTTGGTCCATGCGTCGTCAACCAAGGTGCAGGTGGAGAGCAGTTCCAGGACCGACTGTACCTTGTTGAGAGGCACGATCAGGGTGGCGTTGTAGGACAGACGAAGGGTAACGACGTTGGTGAGTTTGCGCATTGCTTTCTCCTGAGAAGTGAGCCCCCCAGCTGGGGGGCTGGGGGTGACTTACTTGGTGACTTGCTTGGGTGCCCTGGTACGCTTGGGCTTGGTGGGTTCAGGCGTCAGGTAAGCAGCGATGGTCGGCTGCTTCTCTGCCCTTTCAGCTGCTTGCCCCTCCACCCACTTCTGGGCTGCTTCCAGAGGATCAACCTCGGTTGCCTCCACTTGGCGTTCCAAGTACTCCGGGTACGCCTGCTGGGTCTCAATGACCCCAGTCAGGACGTTGAGGAGCACCCCATCCACCACCGGCTGTTCAGGCTTGGGTTGGGCCGTTGCCTGCTTGGCCACCGGCTTGTTGGCGTACTCATCGAACTTCACCACGGTGCCGGTTGGCGGCATGACGTTCTTGGGAAAGTAATATGACTTGCCGTTCGGAGCGATCACCCACGTGTAGAGGGGCCACTTGCCGCCGCCGGTCACCTTGCACTCCAACTTGTCCTCGGTCAGTTCATCGACCAAGTACAGGTCGTCGTGCCCTGGGTTGCCCTTCTTGGGGAAGGCCAGAGGAGTCAGCTTGTGCGTTTCACCATTGAATGTTGCTTTCATGTGAATCTCCTGAGTGTGCTCGCACGACTCCCCATCCCTGGGAAGGCGCACGAGGGTTTCGACTGAATGAATGAGCTTGGGACTGCGCGGCCCCCTGGGACCACCCCACCCTGGCCATACTGCTCCAGGTGAAGATAAGTCTAGGGCTTTGCGATTGCCGAGTCTACTAGAACGTTCTTATGGGGGGCATTCGCCTAGTCTATGAGTAGGCAAAGCCCTACGAGCCGCGATCGGTCTAGTCTGTACTACCCTATGTCCGCCGGACAGAGCGGCCAGCCGTGTCTATCTAGCGTGGCCGCAGAGGGCATCCGCTGGCCCTAGGCTGCCCCTATCTCGTACCCCGATACCCTGCCCTAGTCTCGATGGCCCCTGCGGCCACGCTAGGGCGCTACGGGCCACGCTAGACCCTCGCCCAGACTAACCCCCAGCCTGGCCGCAGATCGGCCAACCTCGCGTATCCTGGGATTCCGTCGGAATATCCCGTCGGGGTACTAGCAATATACCGTCGGGATACTGAGCCTATACCGTCGGGATACTGCGGGCATCCCGACGGGATATCTTGTAGGGTGGGCTGCTCGGTCGCGCTAGGCTGCTAGGTGGCTGGGTTGGTTGACACCCTGGGGTGGTGTGTGGCTGGGCTGGTTGGTTGGCTGCGTGCGAGTGTGCTGGTTGGGTGTGGGATGTGGGGTGACCCCTAAACAGCTCGATGCGGCTATCCCTGTAACTGACTTTGCGTACGGAGCTGACAGCGAAATTTGCCAGATTCAAAACTCACAACTCAATAGGAGCTGACAGCGAAATTTGCCAGATTCAAAACTCACATCTCAATAGGAGCTGACAAAGAGAAAACCATTTACTTCTCCCCTGAAAAGTAGTACCCTACTAGCATGGTAGAACTGCTCCCAGCCGTCCAGCCTTCTGAGCCGGTAGTCACGGACCTCCAAGAGTTCTCTGACGACCTCTCTGCTGACGCAATCAGCCTCATCGACTACGCCACCCGCAGGGGGCGGAAGCCTGATCGTGTCTCCGTCCGCGAGGGGTTTGAGAGAGCCTTCCAGATGATCGGGGGTGTGCCCCGTCTTGCCCTCTGGGCGGATAAGAACCCCACACTGTTTTACACCCTGTACGCCAAACTGCTCCCCACACAGGTAGAGGCAGCAGTGCTCCCCTCCTGCCCCAAAGAGCTGGAAGCCCTATCAGCATCCCAGCTCAAGCAACTGGTGCTGCAACGTGTTGACGGTTGATGAGCTACTCCTTGAGATCGAGCGCAAGGAGCGCGCATCGTCCGATCTGCTAGCATTTGCGGAGTACATGTCGCAGTTCCCTCTGCGGCCCTCGCAAGTTGAGTACCTGTCGGTTGAAAACAACGTATGGTGCGCCCCTCCGCAGTCGGGCAAGACCCATGCCGCGGCTTTGCGAGTGGCCTTTGCCCTAGCCAAGGGTGCCAAGGTTCAGCTCTTCAGTTACAACGCAGACTCAGCGAGGTATCTCAGCAAGCGCGTCAAGACCATAGTGGAGAGTCCCAAGTACAAGGCGTTGTTCCCCCATGTCGGCCCTCCAGAGTTGGTCGCCAGTCCGGTGGGACAGCCCATGTACGAGTTCGCGCCAGACCTGGTCGTGATTGACGAGCCCATCGACCGGCGCTCGGATGATGCGGCCAACCCGACCAAGTTGAAGAGGCTCAAGAGCTGGCTCCGCACGGACGTGCTCCCTGCTTGCTCCAACGTGATCCTCTCCTGCCACCGCACTTCGGCAGGGGATATGACCACCATGCTCCCAGACCCCATTCCGCTCATCCATGCTGCGGAAGGGTCGAACACCGAGGAAGACCCAATCCGCTGGCGTACTTGGTACCTGCAGAACCCTCCCAGTATGGATTGCGTACAGGACATCGTGGATGCGGTGCCCTACGTGCCGCGGGAGGGCTTCGCCGAGTACCATCGCAACAACAAGCGTAGTGCGCTGACGGTGGCCCATCGCCGTGCGGGCAAGACCGTGGCCAGGGTGAATAGGTTGATCCGTGCTGCGATTGAGTGCGAACTGCCTTCCCCACGCTATTGCTACCTGGCGCCGTATTTCGTTCAGGCCAAGGACATCGCTTGGAACTACCTCAAGCACTACACATTCCCGCTGTCAGTCAAGATCAATGAGTCGGAGCTGTCCGTAACGTTTCAACACAACGGGGCGCAGATCAGACTATATGGTGCGGACAATGAGGACCGGCTGCGCGGCATGTATTTTGACGGTGTTGTGGCCGACGAAGCACAGGACATCTCCCCATCCACGCTGACGCAGGTGATTCTGCCCACCCTCGCTGACCGCAAGGGGTGGCTAGACATGTCCGGCACCCCGAAAGGGTGGGATAACCTGCTCGGAGTGACCTACAAGGCGGCTAAGGACGACCCTGAGTGGTTCGTACAGGTGCTAAGGGCCAGCGAGACGGGCATTTTGGACGAAGATGAGCTGGCTCGGATGCGGAAGTTGATGCCGCAGAACGAGTACGAACAGGAGTTTGAGTGCTCATTTGACGCTGCGGTGACGGGGGCATACTTCGCTCAAGAGATGAAGGATGCGCAGGACAGCGGGCGGATCACCTCTGTGCCATACGACAAGGCGTTGGAGGTTCACACAGCCTGGGACTTGGGCATTTCAGACTCGATGGTCATCTGGTTCTTCCAGCTCGTAGGAAGGGAGGTGCGGTTCATTGACTACTATGCTGCCTCAGGGTACGGCCTCGACCACTATGCTGCCGAATTGCGCAAGCGCAAGTACAATTACGGATTCCACTACGGTCCTCATGACGTCATGGTTCGGGAACTGGGCACAGGTAAGTCCAGAAAAGAGGTGGCTTTCGGTCTGGGTTTGGACTTCACCCCAGCACCAAACCTCGCGGTCAAGGATGGCATTGACGCCGCCAGGATAATGCTCCCAAGGTGTTGGTTTGACGCAGAGAAGACAGCGAAGGGGCTGGATGCGTTGCGCCAATACCAGGAGAAGATCAACAAGACCACGGGCCAATCCATGGGCCCGCTCCATAACTGGGCTTCTCACCCTGCGGATGCGTTTCGCATCGCCGCGGTGTGCATAGAGAATCCGCAACCCAGGAAGTTGGAGTTGGCTACGGAGTGGGGTCGAGTCGTCGGGGGGTGGATGGGGTGACTACTTCCAAGCAAATCATCGGAGTGGGTCCGGCCACGCTCACCATGGGACTTACCCTGGAGATTCCCAGGGAGATGCAAAGCCTGATTTGGGAGGTCAGCCATGTGTACGTGCCTAGTTTGGAACGGGGCAAGGGATGGGGCACCAAGTTGATGCAGCAAGCTTGTGACCGGGCAGATTCGGCGAACGTGGGGTTGCTTCTTCACGTTTCTGAAGACAACCAGGATAGGTTGGTCAGCTGGTACGAGGGGTTTGGGTTCGTGACTATTCAGGAAGAACCAAGATTGATGTTCCGCCCGCAGCGCTCATATAGGAATCTGCACTAGCATGGCTGAGAAGGACGACATCCTCGACCTGGCGAATGAGCGGTTCAAGGTCGCAGAAGTGGCTGGCCGGGAGAATCGCAAGGAAGCCAAGAATGACTTGAAGTTCCTCAAGGGGGATCAGTGGCCTGCCGACGCCAAGAGGATGCGGGAAGCCGAGCATCGGCCTTGCCTAACGATTAACAAGCACCAGGCGTTCCTGCGACAAGTCGTCAACGACCAGCGCCAGAATCGCCCAGCCATTCACGTTCACCCGGCGAACGATGGGGCCAGTAAGGAAGTGGCGTTGATCCTGGAGGGGATGGTCCGCAGCATCGAGTACGTCAGCAAGGCCGATATCTGCTACGACACTGCCGTTCAAGGCGCAGCGTCGGCGGGTTTTGGGTTTTTCCGATTCGTCACTGACTACGAGAGCGAGTCATCGTTCGACCAAGTCATCAAGTTCGACCGCATCCGCAACCCGTTATCGGTCAGGATAGACCCATCATCCAAGCAGCCCGACGCCAGCGACATGAACTGGTGCTTTATCGAGTCGTCGATGGCCCGGTCTGAGTTCAAGAAGGAATACCCGAACGCCGAGCTTTCCAATGAGCAGGTGGAGACTGAAGACGACATCGTCATTGTCGAGTACTACAGCATCGAGCGTAAAGCGGACGAGCTGATCCAGCTCTCCAATGGCGAGTCTGGGTTCAAGAGCGACTTGATCGGGTTGCCGGTTGGAGTAACCATCCTCAAGCGTCGCCCCTCCTACAAGCTCAAGGTTATGTGGCGGAAGTTGGCGGGGAGAGACACTAAGGTGGCCGGGTCTGGGTCATCCGTATTCTCTCTGGCCGAATTCAAGGATGTGTTGGAAGAGACGGAGATACCCTGCCATTACATCCCGGTATTCATGGTCATCGGCTCCGAGGTCGACATTGAGGGTGAGGTCACCTACTCAGGCATCATCCGTGACTCCAAAGACTCGGCTCGCATGTATAACTTCTGGATGACCTCGGCCACTGAGGAAGTCAGCATGCGTCCCAAGACCCCGTACATCGGTGCGGAGGGGCAGTTTGCGGGCCACGAGGAGCAGTGGAGACAGGCCAACGTCCGGTCATTCTCGTATCTGGAGTACAAGCCCAAGGCGATCAACGGGGTACTTGCGCCGCCGCCCTCGCGCCAGCCCATGGCTGACGTACCTCACGGCATCCTGCAGATGGCCATGCACGCCTCTGACGAGATCAAGGCGGTCACGGGCATCTATGATGCGAGCCTGGGGGCACGGGGCAACGAAACCAGCGGTGTGGCCATCGGTTCCCGCAAGCAACAGAGCGATCTGTCCAACTTCCACTACACCGACAACCTCCACCGCACGGTGAGGCACGCGGGTCAGTGCCTGATTGATATGATCCCCAAGGTATATTCTGGGGAGAGGATCGTACAGATCATCGGCAGAGACGATTCGATCAGTCATGCTCAAATCAACTCCAAGCCAAAGACTCCTCAGTTGGTGGAGAGGCCGGACGGCACGGTGGAGGCAGTTCAGCAGATTCTCAACGACGTCACTGTAGGCAAGTACTCAGTCATCGTCCAGGCCGGTCCAAGCTACTCATCGTTGCGGGAAGAGGCCCGGACAGCCATGATGGAGATGGCGGGCACGTGGCCGAAGCTGATGGATGTCGCGGGCGACGAAGTGGTTAAGGCCATGGATTGGCCTGGGGCTGCGAACATCTCTGACCGCATTCTCAAGACCATCCCGCCTGAGTTCCGAACGACCGAAGGCGAGGAGCAGCAACAGCTTCCCCCGCAAGTTCGAGAGATGATGTCTCAGGCCACGGAATACATCAAACAACTCGAACAGGCGTTACAAGAAGCGCAATCTGGAGTGGCCGTAGCCCAGATCAAGGCTGAAAGCGACCAAGCCATCGCGGCTGAGAAGAACCAGACTCAGCGCGACATTGAAGAATTGAAGGGGATGATAGCCCTGCTCCTGAAGAGTATGGAACCGCCCCCACAACTAGCAAGTACGGTGTCCAGCGACACTGCGAAGAACGATTCTGCCCCTCCTGCTGGCCGGCAGGGAATTCAGGCGCAATAGGCCCTCGTGGAGATAACCATGCCAGAAGAAAACGAAGTCCAAGAAGTCATCGAGCAACCTGCTGAAGAGGTCGAAGTTGGTGAGCAGTCCCTCGAAGTTGGGGAGACTGAGCAACAACCTGAGCCCGTAGACCAGGTCGCAGCTCGCCGTCGTTCCGCACAGGAGCGCATCAATGAAATCACTCGCGCCAAGCACGAAGCGGAGCGAGAAGCCGCCTATTGGCGGGGAATCGCCGAAGGGGGACAACCCCCCCAACATCGCCCCCAAGCGCAACAGCCCCAAGACCCGCAGATGCCGAAGATTGCCGATTACCAGGATTATGAGTCCTACATCGCCGATCTCACGGACTGGAAGGCCAGGGCGGCTGTTAAGGAGTTCCAGCGCAGCCAACAGGAAGCTCAATCTCGCAGCGAAGCAGAACGTACCGCCCTTGACATAGCCCAATCGTGGGCTGGTCGCCAACAGGCGGCGAGGGCCAACATTTCTGACTATGATGAAGTCTTGGGCAATTCCAGCACTACAATCTCCCCGTCGGTCACCGACGCTATCCTGACTTCCGAGCGTGGCCCGGAAATCGCGTACCACTTGGCGAAAAGCCCTGAGTTGGTGAGCAAGTTGAATCGGCTCTCGCCCCTGGCCGCTGCCCGAGAAATCGGCAAGATCGAGGCAGCACTGGACGCCCCCAGGACCGTTTCTGGGGCCAAGAATCCGCCGCCTCCGGCCACCACGTCAAGACCGTCCCCTACTTCCATCCGCGATCTGGGCTCTGCCACCATGGAGCAGTACATCGCGGCTCGAACCAAACAAGGAGCCAGTTGGGCTCGCTAACCCTTCATGAGGAAACCTAAATGAGCAACACCCTCGTTACCTGCAGTATCGTCGCCAAGGAATCCCTGGCGA